TAGGTAGGAAAAACTAATGCTAGATAACTTAATTAATACTGAAGATGTACATAGTATAAAAGGTTCTACTCCTATACCTGACAGTGATGGACATCATTTTGTTGATGGAGATACCTTAAGAAATACAGAAGGAAAGTTACTTAGAATTCAAGGATTAAGTGCACCTGAAGTATCAAGATTTTTAAGTAAGCAAGGTATGTCTTTAACACCAGGACAACCTGGTGGTATTGAAACTGCACGTCAATTAGAAAGCTTAGCTAAACAATTTGGTTTTAAGAATGTTAAATACTTAACAGATGATTATGGAAAACCTTTATTAGATGCAACTAAATCTAGACAAATGATAAGGTTAGAAGATGATCAAGGTAGAGATTTTACAGAAACATTATTAAGATATGGTATAGGAGATATAGGTCGCTTCTCTACTGAAGATGAAGTTGCAGCAAAAGAGTGGGCTGACGCAAGAGAAGATAAAAGAATTACTATATCAGATGGAGTACCAGTATTAAATGAATGGGATAAAGCTGGACTTCAAATAGATAATGCTATCCAAGGTGAATCATTATATAAAAAGATGTTTAAGCATGCAGCTTATAATGAACAAGAGTTAGCTGCTCTTCATGCAGCTCGTCAACCTGGTGAATCTTTAGAAGCATACGCAGAAAGAAAAAAAGCTGCAAAATTTTATTCTACTATAACTGTACAAGATAGACATGCAGATAGAACTCTTCTTAATAAAGCATTAAATCCTTTTTCTAAAGGCTGGGACTTAGGATGGAAGGGTGCATTAGAAGGAATGTATGGTGCCTTTGAAATGATTGGTGAAAGAAGTAGATGGAACTGGTTAGAAGAAATAGGGGAAGAAGGAATTAGAAGAAAGCGTGAAGAAATTTCTCAGATGCCAGAACTAAAATTAAATGCATTAAAACCTGTATTAGATGATGATGGAAAAGTTATAGGTAATGAATGGGATATAAAAAACTTATCTGAATTCTTTGAGTACTTAGGTACAAATACTGCAGTGTCCTTACCTTATATGGCAATATCTGCAGGTGCTTATGCTGCTCCTCTTGTTGTAGGACCTGTAGGGTTTGCGGCTTATGCTGCACCTGCTGGTATATTTGCTGGACAAACTTGGAATGAAATGGAAGGAGATAATAAGAGTGCTTCTTTAGCTACAGCAGCTGGAGTTACTATGGCATTACTTGATCGATTTGGTATTAAACTTATTATGGGTACTAGTAAAGGAACCTTACTTAATAGTACATATAGAAATAAAATGGTTAATGCTATAGTTAAAAAGAGTAATGGTAGATTAACTTTAACTCAAGCAAGAAACCTTCTTCAAAAAGGAACTCGTATAGAAGCTGCACGACTTTTAGATAATGCTGTAGGTGTTGCTAAGGACCAATTAAAAGCAACAAATGTATTAAGATCTTTAGCACAAAGAGGAACAATTGGTTTTGTTGGTGAAGGATTAACAGAAGCTGGTCAAGAATTAACAAGTTATATGGCAGCAGTAATAGGTAGTGATAAAAAGTTTGATGCTGTACAATTACAAAATCGTTTATTAAATGCAGCATTAGCTGGTGGAACTATTGGTTCTGGCTTTTCAATTCCAGGTGTAGCTTATGATGCTGGTGCTTGGGTAGATGCAAAAGTACAACTAGATGATGCTAATCCTAATAAGTTATCTTTTGCAGGAACTTGGGCACAGAAGGATGCTAAAAGTTCTTATATTCAATTACAAAAACCTACAGTCATTGGTGGAAAAACATTTGCTAAAGGTAAACATCTTTTATCAGATATAGAACCAGTAGAAAGATCTAATAATATAGAAGAGATTAATTATAATACTAGTACAGAAGTACAACAAAGAAGAAATAGATTTGTTAATAAAGTTAGATCTCTTATGAAAGATACAAAAGATTCTACAGGTAAAATTATAAAGAAAGGTTTATCTAAACAAGAAGCAATAAAGCAAGCTAAATCCGAATCAGATACAAGCTGGCAAGAAAAACTTGATCAAAGTGTTAAAGATAAAAGAGAAGATCAAAAAGGAAAAGATGCTTTTGAAAAAGCGAAAGGTTTCTTTAATACTATTCCAGGTTTATGGAGAGGATCTACTAGACTTATATTTACTGAACCAATGCTAAAGGCTTCAAGAGCATTACGTGATGTAGCTGCTATGACAGGTGGCACATTACAAAGGTTAAGACCTGGTGCAATCTTTGAAGAAAGAAAAAGACATAAGCTAACTGAATATAGACAGCTTACTTATTCTTCAGCTGAAGTTGCTGCTGCTTTAGGTATGGGAAAAATTAATAGAAAAAAGATTGCAGCAATTATAACTCAATTTAATTATTGGGTAAATGATATTACAAAAAATAGAAAAGATAAAACATTACGGCAAAGTGATTGGGATAACTTACCAAGAGATTTAAAACCTTATCGTGCATTTCTTTCTGATTGGTATGTTAAGATGCAGCAGTTTGAAAAGAAATTATATAATGATCAAAAAGAAAAGACAGAAGCTAATGGTAGAAAATTTGATGTTGGTCAGTTAGATAATTATATGCAACAATATAAATCATTTAATAAAGTTGCTATTGAAAAGAACCAAGGTAAATTTGCAAATTTATTATCTCAAGAATATAATATAGATTTAGAAAGAGCAAAAGAAATAACTCGAGATATATTAGAGCAAGGTGATTTAACAGATGAAGATAGTCTCTTTCATGTAGGTAGAGGAAGACATGTACCAGCTGCTCATAAAAGTAAAAGGTTAGGACTTGCAACTAACCCAGCTTTTGAAGAGTTTATGGAGACAGATCCTTTTATGAATATATCTAATGCTGGAAAAGCTGCAGCAAGATATGTTACTTACCAAGAATTTCTTGGTGATAATATGGATAAGATAAATGAAAAACTTAATCAAGCAATAGATGAAGGAGTTGATGTTAAAGTTGTAAATAAAATTGCTAGTCATCTACAAGATTACTTTGATGCAGACTCAGGTAACTATAAACGTATTCAAAATCAAACACTAGCAAACATACAGAAGAATGGTTTATTCTGGACAACAATGGCTGGTTTACCAATGGCAGTTGTATCTTCTTTTGTAGAACTTGTAATTACATTACGAGCTTTAAATAAGAATCAAATACAAAAAACAATTATGAATGCAGCTAAAGAAGGGGCTCAAGCATTATGGGCAACAATCCAAGATCCTAGATTTTCTTCTACAAAAACACAATTAGCAAAAGAAAAAAGACAAGAAAAGATTAAAGACTTAGGATACTTTGATTGGGACGTAGGTGCAGCACAAACAACAGGTGCTACTGAAAATTCTCACGCATCAAGAAAAGTATTAGATGGATTCTTTAGGATTATATTATTACAGCAATGGACAGATTATACTCGTAGTATTAGAGCATCCATTGCTAATGATTTTATACAAGAAAAGTTAAGTCTTATTAATCAATTTAAAAAAGATGGTTTAAATTATAGTAATCAAGTACAAGAAGCTGAAGAACAGTTAAGAAACTTAGGTATTAATGTTGAGCAGTATTATTCTTTTTATTATGATAAAACAGATGAGCCTCGTCAATCATTAAGTCCTGAAGAAGAAAGAGTGTTTCTTGATATGAAAAGAAATGCAGAATTTAATTTTGTTAATGAAGCTGTTGCATTACCAATGACATATAATAGACCATTATTTTATCAGAATCAACACTTAGCTTTGTTCACACAGTTCCAAGGTTTTATTGCAACCTTTAGTGCAAATCATATACCAAGAATGTGGGGTGAGTATGTAAGACGTGGTAATCCTGCAATGAAGTATAATGCTTTCGCTGTTATGTCTACAATGTTATTGTTAGGATTTGCTGCACAATACTTAAAAGATTTATTAAAGTATGGTAAGACATCTCCTTATTTAGATACATTAGAATATTATCAAAGAGGTTTAGGAGCTTCAGGTTTAATTGGTGTTGCTGAAAGACCATTAAACTTTTTCTTTCCGATATATGAAACATCATCTAAAAATCCAGCTGAATGGTTTTTCAATACAATATCAGGTGAAGCTGCAGCTTTATCTAACTTAACAAGATTCTTAGGAGGTACTGGTAAAATGCTAGAAGGCGATACAGAAAGAGGACTATATCAGATATTTAAAACAACTCCTGGTATAGGACCATTCAATCAATTTAATAAAGCAGCTGCTCATAAAGTAAATGCTTTCTTTGGAGGTTAAATAAATGGCTAGTAAAGGTGGAAAAGGTGGTGCAAGTATAGATCCAGGTAGCATTAGTAAATCACCAAACTTAGATCTTATTAATCAAGATGATGTAGATAGTATACTTCCTGAATATCAAAGTCCTGTAGAAACAAAGGATGAACAAGTTCCTGGTGCTTCACCATTTGTATTAGATGAATCAGAAGTAACTACAGAAGGAATAGATGAAGGGGTTTTACCTGAGTATGCTACACAAGAAGATGCTGATAAAATACTTGAAGAAGATATGGTAGCAGAAATAAATGAAGACAGAGATGCAGAACTTACAGCTGCAGCTGCTGAAAATAATTTACCAGAAGATGTTAGTTTTATTGCAGATGCAGCAACAAAACAACGAGAAAGAGAAAGAGTATTATCTTTAAAAGAAAAGTATAAAGCAATTCGTGATGCAGATTGGCATAACCCAAATCTTCAAATGGAATGGCAACAAAATATGGATGGGGTATTTGCTAGAGGTAGAAGGACTAATGCAGTTTTAGGTACATTAGGTGCAACACTTTCTCCATCAGTAATGAATAAATTTAATTTAAGTGAAGGTAGTTGGAATACTGCTTTAACAGAAACAAAAAAAGTTGCAGGGGTACCAGAACCAAAAGAAGCTGCTCATCCTGCGTTTAAACAGAGTGTTAATAAATATATATCAGCAACTATATCTAATATTATACATCATCCTGAGCTTCTTAATGCAGGGGTTACTACTAAAAGAACTAACTCTCATACTGGAGAAGAATACGAAACTAGAACAATAGATCCTACTCTTGGTATCATTATGTCTATGGTTGTTGAACAACATATCTTAAAAGAAATGTTTGCTGCTAAAGATTCTGATAAACAAGAGTCAATAAGTTTTGCAGATGATGAAACAATTCCAGGTCAAATAGCTAAAACTTATAGTTTAGCAAGATCTAGTGGAAGAAATGAATTAGGTAGAGACGTTTTTAGAGAATGGCATAGAACAAAAAATTATAATGCAGGTAGACCAACTGATGAGTATATGGGTTTAATGGATTCAATTAGTCCAGCTGTATTTGATATTCTTGGGGATGTTGCAAAGAATATATATGCACTTGCTAATAGAGGAATTTTTCAGAGACATCCTGGCGTTAAAGAGCAAGATCATTTTTTAGTTACTGAAAAAGGTTCAGAGGTATTTACTAGATTAAATACACATCTCTCTCAATTATTTGGTACTAATGAAGTTAAACCTTTATCTGCACCTACTGAGACAGGTCAACCTATATATGAAGGCAAACAATTTGTTAGAAATATTACAACAATGGTAGATGATCTTGGGGATATTAGCAGACTTGATAATGCTATGAAAAATTTAAATAGAGTTGCTTTTATAAATGATCCTACTAAAGAAAAATTAACTTTCTTATTTGGACATCAAGCATTATTATCTCATCAAGAACCTGCTAGAACAGCTGATGGTAATATTAATACTAAAGCTATGTTTGCTGAAACATTTAAAATAGGTACAAAGAAATATCAAGAACTACTTAATCAAAAGCAAAGATATAAAGATATGGAAGTTCTAAATTTAAAATTTGCAAGAGAAGCAGAGAAACCATCTGAGAGAGATTGGTTTGAAAGACAGGCAGAAATGTATGCAGAGGCTTATGAAAATTATAATCCTACTCAAATTCTTGCACAAGAAAGAGAAAAGTTTATGAATATAATGGGGGCAGCTGCTGAATATTCAGGAGAAAAGAATTTCCTTACATATTATATTCAAGCTTTAACTGGAAGACTTGGTGTACAGCAAACTTTATATAATCCACAATCAAGTAAAATAATAAGAAATCTAGTTGGTAGTGGCCATATTTATAGATGGAATATTGGTGATGGTTCTAGAACTGAAAACTTTTGGAAAGCAGCAATGTCTGCCGCACTATTTGAGAAAGCATTTAAGAAAGAGCGTGGGTATAAAAGAGTTGCATCTAACGAAAATCCTTATGCAGAAAGAGTAAGAGTATTTGATGAGCATGTAAGAACAAACTCTGATTTTTATTCTAGGTATGTTGCATGGGGTGAAGAGTTAGAAAGAATACTTGAGCAGCATGATGCGATAAGTAAACCATTATCAACTGGTAAACCTGAAGGTTGGTCAATATTTAAAGAAAAGTTTTTAGAATTAAAGAATTCAAAAAGTCAAGATGAAAGTAATCAAGTTAGACAATCGTTAGAAGCATTACCAACAATAAAATTTAGTGAAGATTTAAAACAAACTCTACAAAAGCAAGGAGATGAAGCGGTAGTTTATGCAAACTATTTAATGGAGTTAGCTAAATTTAATAGAGCTAAAAATAATAAAGCACAAATGACTAGTACACTTATTCCAGAAGCAGATGGTCAAACACATGGACCTGGAACTATGGGTGTTATCTATGGTAGTATTCCAATAGCAAAAAGAATTGGAGTAGTAATTCCTGATTCTTCAAGTTTTGCAGAAGTATATCCAGAGCATATGGATTTAAGAGATAATATGGCTGAATGGATGCAAGAAAATTTAGTTAATGGGGTAGGTACGATTATTCCAGTTGGGAAAGAAGGTATTTATAGAAATCTTTTAGAAGCTGCTATCATGGATAGAGAAAACTTTTTAAAGAAATCTCCAATGACTATGGGATATGGTCAAGACATGGGTTCTTTAAAAGAATATATATGGGATACTATATATGCTGATACTGCTTATGCTGATGGTGATATGGAAAAAGGTATGAGACAGCAGATTACAGAAAATAATTTAGAATTAAATCAAGTTGCTGATTGGCTTCATACTTTATTGGTTGAATCTATCTATGCTACTTTTGGAAAGGAAGCATTAGAAATAAATAAGTTATTAAAAGCACATGCTTACTTATCTATTATTAAGAACAAACTTATTAAATTTAAATCTCCTAGTGGACATACTGTTACTATAGCTGGTAAAGTAAGTGAAGAAAATCCAGGAGTACTTGCTGAAGAAAAGCGTGATAAGAAAGGAAAGGTTATAAGGAAAGCTATAATAAAACCAGAGCAAGCCTTTACACTTAATCCTGGACGACTTGAAGAAATACCATTTACATACAATCCAAACTTATCTCCAGAACAAAACCAAATTAATAAAGAAAAGATTGATCAAGATAATAAAGAGCTAGCAGAAACTTATGGTAAAATACCAACTACAGAAGGTAAAGGTTATTGGCAAGCTAAGACAAAGATGTATAGCTCAAAGGCACAGGCTTGGGCACCAAGAATGAGAGGTGATCAGGAAGTTTTTGGTGGTTATACAATAGGTAGAAGTCAAACATCTGGTGTTCAAGGATTTGATGGTAATATGGTTAGTAGGACAGCTTATGATTCTTCAAAGATTATTGAAGACAGTATACCTAAATACATACCAAAAGAAGCAGCAGGATTTGATGAGCAAGGTAAAACTATTTATAGAAGAATCCCATGGATGGGGCCAATATTCGATGCCTTTTTAATGGACTTAGGTTCAGGTGAAATGATTTTGAAAGAAGCTAATCGACATCACTTAAATAGTTTAACAGATAATAATTATGTTGAACAGATCTTTGAAGACTGGTATAAAGACTTTTTAAATGACATGAGTAAAATAAGAGATGATGCAACTATAGATTTAAAGGATCTTGAGCATACAGGTTTAGTACAGATTATGTTTTCAGATGAAGGTGCAAACCTTCAAAAAGTATTTAATAAATTAATGGTATATAATAAACCAGCAGGTGAACCTATGGCAGCATATCAAAAGCGAGTACGAAAAGAAGCTTGGAATAAAGTTAAAGCGTTTAGATCAAGTCTTATAAAAGAAGGTATTGTTTTTGATCCAACCAAACAAGGTTATGGAACACTAACTGGAAGTCAATATAAATCTGTGATGAGACAGTTTATACGGTATTTAGGTTTTCAAGAAAGAAATCCAGCTGCTATATCACAAATTAAAAATGCAAGAAAACAATTAAAAGAAATGACTAAAGGTAAGTCCTCTCATAATATAGACTTTGCACATTTCTTTTCACCATAAGGAATAGATATGTTTTTAAAATTTAAAATGTATTTGAGCTTAGAAATATGTAAGTTCTTTGGTAAGATAGATAATTATTTTTACAACAAACATGTTCGATATGTAGAACAATTTTATAATAAGAACGGTATTTACCGCAAGAGGTTCCTTCGGTAGGTTTAAAAAAAATTCCCCAAGAATATCTTTATGATACTCTTGGGGATTTTTTATTTCTTAAGTTTAATAAATTTTCTTCCTTTAAAGAAGACAATTAAATTGATTGTTGTATTAATAGTGATAGCTATTATTAACCACCACTGCCACCAGTTAGGAATGATATTAGTTTCAATCATGATACTTTATAGACTTGCTCCATTGCTTGCTGCTTATATTTTTTAGCAGCTTCAATTCCTTTTGCAGCATCACCTTCTTTTCCATACCAACTTTTAATACGTTGGCATTCTACATCAATTACATGCTCATCAAGTTGCCTATCAGTCATAGTATCTGCAAGGTTTGGATCAAGATTTAATGCTATTAAAGCAGTCTTATTATCAGGTTCTATTCCTAATCTTACTGGTAACATACCTTTACGCGAAGAAGTAGTCACTATTTTGTACCTCCTTAATATTTAATTCGCCTATTCTAGGTTGTTGATAGTTGAAATTATCAGGATTCGTTATGATCATTTTCTCAATGACATCAAAGAAGTTTTGATAACTATACATCTTAATAAATTTATCTTTTATTAACTGTAAAAGTTTATCAACATCACATGCGTGGACACTATAGGAATCATGGACCGCGCCAAAATTCCCCTCCCATTCACAGATTACATTAGCCATATGTGCAGCATCCATAGAGTGCACAAAGTTAGGAGAGATCCCAGACATAAAAGATCTAATCTTTGGTTTGTCTGTAGGTTCTTTACCAACATGCTGGATTCTTATAGTATCTGTCTCCTCTTTAGATCCATCTTCTTTAAGAATAGTTGGCTTAACTTTTCTTTCACTACAACTAATAATCGCTTTTTCTTTGAATTCATTCTCAGTAAATGCCTCATAAATTACTGGAAATCCTGAGGGTGTAGTCCATCTTATAGATTTTTGCTTTGTATTTTTAGCATACTCAGATGCTATCTCTGCTTCAGCAATCTTCTGTAAGAACTTCATAGTTTGTAATGGACCAGCACAAACTTCGTCAATAGCCTTAACTAATTGCTTAGCAAGCATGACGCAATCATCCTCAGTTATATTATACTTTTCCAAGTATCCTTCCACATGACAATCAAGATACATATTCTCTGCAATCTTTAAAGCACCTGCACTATAAGCTCTAGTCATAGAACCACGTTTAGTAATTCCTTTTCTTATATGCTTCATTGGCATAGATCTTTCTTCAAACCAATCAGGTACTTTCTTAATAAGATTCTTTGCACATTGTACATAGAAATCTTTTTGAATATCTTGCGGAACAACTCCTACTAACTCACCAGCTTCTTTATCTTTTGACATAGCACATAGATGTTGCCATCCATTATTACTACCATCAATAGGAATAGGAAGATAAGTTATGTATTCATCTTCAGTTTCTGTTGCATCATATATTTCTAAAGCTGCTGCTAATAATGATACAGGTTTTTCTGCATTAGAATCTACGATTTCTTCTTTAGCAATCTTTAATATAAATTCTATATTATTATCAGTCCAAGCTTCACGATCTTCTAACGTCATTTTATCTACAGATATATCATCTAAACCTTCTTCAATTAAATAAGGTTTATAATCAGTAGATAACCATTCAGGTAGATTATCTTTATGAAACGTTTCATTATACGCACAAGCAACATGAATCTTTAACCTTCTTAAACCTTCCTCAGTCATGACTTTACCTTCTGCAAAAAGCATTTGTCCTCTGGCTAAATCATTTCCTTGGAAGTTTAAGAATGGTGTCGTATAATATATTCTACCACGGTAATCAGCTTCAACATACTGATAGAAAGTATCTTCTTTTATTAAGTCAGCTCTTGCCATAGTCAAATCAAACTCAATTATTTTTGATTTGTATTTCTTCTTAAAAGATTTATACTGATCTAAAAGTTTATGTCTATTACGATGTAATATACGTCTTACCTTTGGATTAATTTTCCAACCAGTTTGCTGTAAAACATTCATACTCTTTATAAAATTATGATGAAGATGTTTATTAAATTCAGATCTTCTACTATAATCCCAGCCTTTAATGACAGGCTTTAAAGTTTCAGGTTGGATAAGACTATTAATCTCTGGTGGTTTTTCAAATGTAGTTCCTCTAAGTAGATCTCTTCTACCATCAGGTATAATAAGATCCCACTTTTCTGGAACAACTATATAATGAGCACGACTTCTTTTCAAACTACGATCCAACTCTTCTACAGGTATGAACTCTCCGTCTTTAGTTTTACCTATATTAATTTGGTGTGTTTGATAGAATGCTTCTAAGAACAGGTCTCCCATCATTGCTCTTAGTCTAAACCAATCCCAAGGTGCGTGGTCTTTATTAGTATATTTAATATCATCTAATATAAAAGAACCAACTGCTATACTTAAATGAGTTAAGTTAGCTTCACCTTGATATGATTTATTTCCACGTGTACTATTTCTAGTAAAGTGTTGTTGGATAGTGTCCATTGCAAATACAAGGTATGCTTTAATACTATCAGAAGAAATTTCTTTTAATAGATTACAAGCGATATGAGCTTTAGACTTTCCAATTTTATTTTCTAGATACTTTAGCTGAGTCTCCATACTCTTTCCTTCTATCTATATGGTTTATCTTTACCTTATTTTCATGTAATAATAATATACCTTCATCAAATTCATAAGGTTCACAGTATACAAATCTTTTTATACCACTTTGTAGTATAAGTTTAGCACAATCTATGCAAGGTGAAAGGGTACTATATAATGTAGCACCCTCTGCATGTCCTGCACTTCTTGCTAATTTACATATTGCATTTGCTTCAGCATGTATAACTTCCTTTTTAGTAGCACCACTAGAGTGCTTACATTCGTTAGTCATACCAGCTGGCATACCATTAAATCCAAACGCAAGTATATTATTATCTTTAACTATTACAGCACCTACTTTCCTCTCAGTATCATGCGACATATTACTAATACGTAAAGCAATATCAATATACAAACAGTCATATCTATATTGCTTTTCGTTTTGAAATGTAGTCATTAGACCTCCGTGAAGTGTGTACCTACAGCTGTTAACCTTGTAGTCTTATTATCGTAAACAGCTGCTCCAGCGGATCCCGTAAGCCCAGTAAACCTAGACTTAAGTACTCTAAACTTAATGGTATTACGTTCGGTTTCATTTTCAGATACCAGATTTCTAGCAAATGTAACTATATCAAATGAGATCTGCTTAATAGAACCACTACCTTTGATGTCATCTATTGATGCAAGTTTACCTTCTTCAAAAGATGTTCCTCCGCCAGGAGCTTTTCTTAGGTGAGAGATTAAACACAACCAAATGTTATGCTTCTTTACAATCTTAAGTAAGTCACTCATTACTTTATCAACTGCTTCATTACCAGATAGTCCTTCAGTTCCTTCTGAAACAGCGATTGTTATATGATCTAGGATTAAATATTTACAACCCATAAGACACATATATTCTATCTTATCTATCAGCGAAGAGTCACCGACAGATCCTTGATGGTCGAGGAGTACAAGTCTTTCATTGCCAAATACTTCCATGTAAGCTGTTCGTTCTTGGTCCTTAGATTCCAGAGTAGATCCGACTTCCCGTTTAAGTACCATGTGAATGAATTTTTCGGCTGTATCACCGACACTTTCTTCAAGAGATATGAGACCAATCTTATCCTCAGTCTTGTGAAGTAATTCCAAGGTAATCTCTTTGACAACAGTACTTTTACCAGAACCAGTACCAGATGTGAACAACGTAATTTCGCCATGTCTTATTCCTTTTAGTTTATCATTTAATCCTTGCAAACAATCAGGATAAGGAATAGACTTTACAGCTTGTCGTTCTTTATACTGTTCCCATATTGCTTCACCAGTTACAATACCAGCGGGAGACCAGGTCTGTGCATTCCAATAGCTTTTAATTAAACTATCAGGACCATGCTTTAAGAGCTGATCACAAGGATCTTTTTCTGTTAGCTTAGCTATCTTTACTTTACCAGCACCGATAATCTTAGCTGCTTTATCTGTTGCTGTTTTACCAGCAGCATCTTGATCAAAGAATAATATAACAGATTCAAATTTCTGAACCCATTCTCTTTGCTCTAATAATATTTTATATCCTGATGCACTAGGAATAGATACTACTGGATATATTTTATTATATTTATTTAAGAATGCCTGAGCTACAGCACAAGCATCTAGTTCACCTTCAGTTATTACAAGTGTCTTACCACTAATATTATTAGCAGCGGCTTGACCAAATAATTCTATGTTAGTAAAGTTACCATGAACTATAAAATCTTTAGGTAACTTTCTTTCTTTCCATGCAATTACTTTTCCATCATACTTATTAGTGTATGGATAGAAGTGAGAACCAGGTGAACCGTCAGGATTAACCGACATCTTAATTCCAAAGTGATCAACCACTTGTTTGGAAATTCCTCTTGAAGTAATTGGGAAACTATTCAAGTCATTTATTTCTTCGTCATCTCTTATCATATTAGTTTGACTTTCTTCAGTTAAGTTATTGTTATTATTAATTTTATTAGTAGAATAATTACAGGAAAAACAATAAGCACCATCATCATAAATTGTAAAGGCATCTGATGAATCGCACTTAGGGCACTCCGTTTGTTTGTATCTTGTCATCTAAAAATTCTTTCACTTTAACATTCAAATACTCTTCACCTTTAGGTACAATCTTTTTATGTAGTTCAGCATAATAAACTTTATTATCATTGAACTCTTCAAAGATACCTTGGTAAGTATCGAATAAGGGTTTAATTACATTGTCTAAGTCAGAAGATTTATTAGAGAATCCTGCTGTAATTTCAAATGAAACAGGATTAGAAGAGAATGGCCAAGCCACTCCCTTCATTTCATCTCTCAATTCATTTTGATAATTCAGATACTTTATCTGCTTTATCGCTTTGTTTCTGTACGTCATTTGATTTGCGGACAGAGGTTTTATTTTGAATGTATGATTTAATATCTTCATATTCTTTCCATGATTTTAACATACGTAATAGGTTATAACTCATAAGACATTGAGCATGATCATATCCATGTTCTTTCCATAAGTCTTGTACCTTATCCCATTGAGATGCACTTGAAACTCCATCAAGAAGTTTAGCTGCTTTCTTAGGACCAATACCTTTTAGACCCATAATATTATCAGTGGAATCACCAGTCAAACATTGTAACATTAAGTTATAATGTCCAGTCTCATCATCTATAAATTGCCAGGTATCTTTACTATAATTGTAATGATTACCAGGAATTTGTAATAGATCTTTATCAATACCACATATTACGTATTGTTCTTTATTTTCTCTTGCTTCATACGCCCATATAGAAACTAAGTCATCAGCCTCCATACCAGTAGCTTCAACAGCACCTTTCTTTAGTGCATGTTTATGTAAGAAATTTAACTTATCTCTTATATCTTTATCTAACTCAGGACGTTTAGCTTTGTAGTCACCACATAATTCTTTACGAAAATTATTTAAACCTTTAATTGCATATAGCACAGAGAATTTTTCTTCTTCATCAAAAGGATTAGTTAATTTTTCTTTAACTGCTAACTCCATAGTTCTACAAAAACTATTAAAGTTTTTACGTAATTCATTTTCATTCTTAGAATTATAAGCAATCTTAAAGAATATAGAATCTGTATCTACAAACATATTAATAATTTTATTTTGCATTTTGTAATTCCTTTCTTACATCTGCATAAAATCCATTAAACTTAGAGGGTTTAATTATATCAATTAAATTCCAGTATGGTAATATACCAAGTGAATTTACTTTAACTTTATCACCGGCTTTTAATAAACGTTCAGGTCTTGAATCCCACTCACAGAAAAAGAACTCATGTGTAGTATCTCTTTGCTGTAATAAGTAAACCATTTTCTTTGGTGATATATTATACCAGGTTTTAATAAACTTTACGTCTATATTAATACCTTTAAATACACCATCAACTTTCCAAGAAGGATGTTCTTTCCAATGATTCTCTTTAATCATAGCCCATTCATAAACTTCACATTCAATATCAAGTTTTAATCTTTCAAGTGTTCTTCCATTAGGATTATACTTCTCAGCACGAGCATCACGTTGATCAATAAAATCTTTAGTTATTGTAATATTTTTAATCATTAGTGAACCTCTGCATAATTATTACCGATTGTACCTTCACCTGCCATTATATTAACACCTACTTCTTTAGGTCCTTCAGCAAATGATTCAATAAGAATTTCTAATACTCTATCTGCATCTTTATCTGAAGCAGACCAAGCAACTTCATCATGATAATAAAGTCTAGGTTGAGCATCTAAGTTTTCTTCTTTAATCTTTTTAAGTTGATAAGCTAAAGCAGATTTAGTTGTAATAGCTTCACAACTTTGTAATAAATAATTTAAAGTCTGATAAGATTGTGGAGTATAAACTTTACGACCATCTAATCCAGGAATATATCCTTCAACTGTACTTTGATTATCAGTTGTTGTCCATATATTTTCTATCTTTTCTTTTAAAGATTTTAATCCAGGAATAGCATCACCGTATGCTTCTACTGATTCTTTACCTCGCTTAATATTACCTACACCTGTTAATACTTTACCAAGTTTAGTAGCACCAGCACCAAATAGAAATGCATAGATCCAAGTCTTAGCAGTTCTTCTATCAGTTCCAATAATGTCTGCATTATATTGATGTATATCACCACTCATAATTTGATTAGTAAGATTATCATCTTTAACATAATGAGCTAAGGATCTGAATTGATTACCACTAGAATCAGCACCTACAATCTTTCTTCCAGGTTCAGCGATAAGTAATTCACGTAACTCTTTACCTAATTCAGCATCAGCTGCAGGAAGATTAGCAATAACTTCATGACGACATCTAAATGTAGGCGTACCTACAACCCAGAGTTTACCATGTAATCTATTATCTTTTAGATCTCTTAACCAACCTTCAACAACACCACGACGTGATCTAAGTGTAGTCCATTCGTTAATAAGAATACCATGCTCACCAACTTTTTCTAAAGAAGTCTTAGTTAACTTAGGAGTTTTCTTTACAAACTCTCTACCTAATCTTTCCATTTTCCAATCATCAGGTACCCAGCCAATAGAATATAAATATTCTTTAACTTGTTCTAGGTTTCCTAAGTTAGCAGGCATAGTAACTTTACGTTGAAACTCTTTACCAGCAGGCCATGCATGTATGTCTTCTACTTTAATAGATTTATTAAGGTACTCACTTAATATACGTGCAGTTGTTGCAGTATAATATCCTTTCTTAGTAAATTTAGGAATCTTTGGTGCCTTATCTATTAAGCGTGTAACAGCAGGTAATTTAGGTTCAACTATCTTTTCTATAGTAGACATCCTACTTTTAATTTTATCTAATAAAATCAAAGCTTTATCTTGATTGAATGCCCATCCATAGTGTCTACAGTATGCATCAAATTTAGCTGCTTCCATTTCAGAAGATAAACCTTTACTTATTAAAGGTTGTTTTGTTCTGATAACTTCGAGTTCTTTCATTAGTCTATGAAAGATAACAGTATTTAATTTAACATCTCTAACACAATATGTCATCATGGTTTCAGAGTAATTATCAAAGTCACTAAATTCAAATTTAGGATACTTAAGATACTCACCCCATCCACCAAGACCATGTTTATGTGGACGTTTATAATTTAATACTTGTGATGCAATCCAAGTATCGAAAAACTTTTGATGATATAAATTAATACCATATAGTTTTAAGATAACTAATGCATCAAAGCCAATACCATTATGTGCAATTAGTAAGTCAGCATCTTGTAATAGTCTAATACCATCAGCAATACTAGGATACTTATCATCTTCATCAGTGAACTTAAATATCCCATTGCTTTCTACGTTTTGTGCAACTAAACACCATATTTTAGTTGCATCTAACCCATCAGTTTCTATATCAAACGTGAGTTTCATGTTATTCCTTTCCGGACTATGAGTCCTTTTTATTTTTTCTATAAGTTAATACTGCAGGTAGTATACCACAATCTTTTATTGCTATATGTGGTGGTTCCCATCCTTCAGGTTTAATTAAATCAGGTACTCCAAGTGGGTTAGGTCTAGATTCTTTAACACCAACTTCTTTATTCATGTTAGCATTATATACTTCATCCCAAACTTTTGCAGAGTCAACACCAAATAAATCTAAAGTACCAAGAGCAACGACGATTGTATCTATTAATCCGTCAACTACTTCTTTAGGATCGGCCGATCCATAAGCATTTACAGTTTCAGTTACTTCTTCTTCTAAGAAATCTATTCTATGAGCAAGAAAAGTATCTAAAGTTTTATAATCTTCTTCACATACTTTATTGAATACCCAATCTTTTGCTTTATATTTTTCATGCATTAATGCAATATCTTCAACCCAATTATTACGGTTTAAATACATAATCTAATTTTCCTCTATG